ATAAGGAGGATCAAGATATACAAAAGCATTACCTTCAGCGCCAAGTAGGTAATCATAGGAGTAATTAGTTATACGCCATTTCTTGATTATCTCCGAATAACCTGGCAGTTTATCAATGCCTCTGATTGAGAAGTTACTATCGCTTGCTTGGGCGGAGAAGGAGGAGGACTCAGTAAGACCTGAGAAAGAACACTTATTAACCACATAGAAGGAAACAGCACGCTGGAAATTTTCAGAGTCTTCCAAAGGTCTAGCAAGATACTTTTTGGCGTCAAGGAATAAGTTTCTAGCACTTGTCGGTTCCACATGGCGATATTTTAGTTGAAGAAGTTCATCTCTCATCTCATGTCCAAACATCTGGAGTTGCTGCCAGAAGTTGACTAGAGGTTCATACAAATCATTAACCCAAACTTTCACATCTGGATACTTTTTGGTGACATGAATAGCGACACTACCACCACCCAAGAATGGTTCACGGAACTCACCATACTCCCTTAAGTCGGGGAAGTATTGATCCATCTTGGTGCAGGCACGGGACTTACCGCCAGGATATCTAAGGGGTGTTTTCAGTGACTTCATAATCTTTAGGGTGATACTTCAAGTATTCAAGGAATGTCATCTTCATTTCCTTCTTCGTCATGCCACAATGTTTTGCGGCAGCAGGTAGAGTCATTTTAGCACGAAACAGTGCTTCATTTGCTTCTTGCACATTCTCAGGAGTAGTTTTCACTCGTGGTTCTACCAACTTTGTTTTATCAATAACTAATAGTCCCATTCTTAGGTCCCCCTACAAGTTCTCCAACCAAAGTGTGAGTGAGAAGATTTACACTCTCCGACATCGCACGATACCCAGTACCCACATAGAGTTGACCCATGACTACGGCAACTGTACAAACTCCCCAGAAGTAATAATACATTCTGGACTTTACTTGATGATTCTTTTTCATCGGAAATTACACTCCACCATTAGTTCAGTCAAACAAGCAAGCATATTTATTTCTTGGTCTGCTACGAACGCCGACTGATACTGATACTTAGCAAGCACAAGCACAGCAGCAGGAACGCTATTGTTTTCAAGGGATGTATAACAAGCATCGTAAATACGACGCATAAGTACAGTAGTATCATTATCCATGTTAGATACCACCCACTTCCGAACTTCTGGGAAGTTCTTTTCTTTAAGGTTTTTAACAAGTTCATTTACGGCAACATCGGAGAAAGTAGCAAGAATACCAGCATCAATCTTTCCACTTACAGAGTAACGCTGACACTCATTAAGAACACGACGCCAATCAGGGAAGTGTTTGTTGATTAATTCAATTAGAACTTTTGAGTCATACTCGACACCTTCCGCTTGAAGGATGTCTTGAATGCGCTTATAAAAACTTGCAGCAAGTTGCGCCTTTTCTTTTCCCTTGATGGAGAAGTCCACGACGGCGCAGCGGGAGTGGAGAGGTTGGAGAATCTTATTCTTGTAGTTACAAGTGAAGATGAATCGACAGTTCCCAGCAAACTCCTCAATAAACGCCCGTAGGCAGAGTTGAACATCGTTGGATGTGTTGTCAGCTTCGTCAATGATAATGACCTTGTGTTTAGAATCTGACGTAAGTGAGACGGTCGAAGCGAAGTTTTTCGCATTGTTTCGGACAGTATCCAGAAATCTGCCCTCGTCGGATCCGTTGATGACATATACATCTACTCCAAGTTCGTTACACAGTGCCTTGGCAACTGTGGTCTTACCGATACCAGGAGGACCTGCCAAAAGCATATTGGGGATTTCACCCCTTTTCAAAAACTCACGAAACATATCTTTCGTGGCATCGGGAAGAATACAGTCCTCAATAGTCTTGGGACGGTATTTCTCAACCCAAATAAAATCACTCATTATCAAGAACCTCAATGTGGGACAAAAGTTGAGACGGGGTATTCCACCACATCATCTGGGTTTCTTCCCAGTTGTCAAAAATTACAAAATCACCATTAGCATCAACCAACTTATATCGATGGCGAATGTATGGTTCCTTGGATGTCTCAGTAAAATACCGAGAGTCCGTTTTATCAATCAGTTTCATAATCAAACCCAATCAGGTTTTTTCAATACAGAGGTAGGAACAATTTCCAACCATTCATTCCCATCAAAAATATACAACTTGTGCGTATTTTTGTCAAGGAATACATCACCTTTCTGGTAGTTCATACCCATTCTGGTTTGCGTTGTGGCATACGAAGATAGTTGTCTTTCACCCAGGGTTTGGATGCGATATACATCTTGTATGCGTCAAAGGTAGAAATACTAGTATCAAACTTGTATTCCTCAGGCATTGCTCGTGCGAAAGGAGTTACTTCATCAAGTCTACCTTTGGGGAAAAGGTAGTAAGCATGAGTCAGTGTCCCTTCACAGGAGTGTTGTTTATTATAGCGTAGAGTATACTCTTGACACAAGTTCAATCCCCACTTGATGAGCCAATAGGCATTATCCACCGTCTCTGCCGCCCATTTGGTACAGGGGTGGTTGCGGAAGGCACCTTTTTCTGTCTTGTAGGCAGTGCCGTCTTGCTTGGGAAGAACCCCATAATCATGATACCAGGGAGAAGCAATAATGCTAAGCATCTGGCAGCACTCAAGCGGCATCTTGACAATATGTTTGTCAGGAAGGCAGATAGCACTTTCAGCGGGGAAAGGATTCGTGACAAAGATATTCATTCCAATGGTCGCGTAAATGATTTACTTACGATGCTTTTGGCGTCAAGCATCATCTTCATGTATTTTACACCCTCCTTGGGTTTCGTGTGATCTCCACAGGTAAAGATGTCACATACTGCCATACCCAGTTCTGGCCAAGTGTGAATGCTAATGTGACTCTCAGCCAACATCGCCACACAAGTGACACCCTGAGGGTCAAACTTGTGTGAGTTGAGTGCCAATAGAGTTGATTTACATTTGACTGATGCTTGATAGACCACATCCCTTACAAACCTTTCGTCATCTAAGAACGATTTGTTACACTCTTTGAGTGTAAAAAGGATGTGTCTCATCAACCAAACGTGGAATCAGGTTCCAGAGCGATGTAGTAAGTCAGGTTGTAGCGAGTATTGGTAAACTTGGAAAGAAGTTTAGAAGAAACTACAACATCATAGGCACCAGGAATAATCTTGATGTTTTCTACCTTGAAGTTGAAAGTAAACTCTTGATCGGTTTCGCCCACAACAATAGCATACTCGTTAGAAGTATCATTCTTCTTATCACGAACAACCAGTTTGATGACACCCGCTTCACCAACGGCGGAGAGATCAGGCAGTTGATAAACTTGTGCTGCTTTCACCAGTTTCTCAAGAGAGGTGCTGTCCAGTTGGAAGCAAACATCTTGAGAAGGCAGATTGATTTCCTTCTCGGGAGGAGAAATAATAACGTTAGGATCTGCGAAGAAATACTTCACACGGCGCTTACCTTCTTTGATGCTCAAGTAAGAATCTTCCTTGAAGTCAAGATCAGGATCTTGGTGCAAACTCAAACCGTTCAGAAACTGGTTCAAATCATAGATAGCGAAGTCACGAGGAAACTCTTCACTAATATCTGCTTCAGCAAGAATGTTCTTAGCAACAGAGATTGTGCGAAGTTTACTACCCTCTTTCACGAGAATCGAGTTGTTGATTCCAGCGAAGTTCTTGAGGATAGTCAGAGTGTTGTCAGAGAGTTTCATGTTATTCATTGATTGTAGGTTTCACGAACGGCGTTCTTATCGTTAAAGTTTAGCAGAAGAATCGCATAGTGAAGGATCTTCATAATATCACGGCGGGCACTTCCTTTCTTATCATAACGGGAAGCATACTTGAGGATGTTGCTGCGGCAGAATGCTTCACCATCTCCACACGCTTCAATCAAGTCAAGCGTTTGAATCTTTTGATCACCAGCAGAATAGTGTTGGTTGTAAGTGCCACGAATGTACTCAAGAAGTTCTTTTACGATTTCTTCTTCATTGTACTTCCAGGGAGTACTGGGAGATTGTTTAATAATCTCATCACTCATATTAATGGAAAAGTCGTTGATTGAATAAGGATATTCGTCCATAACGATAGGTTCAAAACAGTTGTCAGGAATATCAGGGTACATGGAATTAAGATATTCCTGTACCCAGTTATTAGTCATTATATCAGAAAGGTGCTTCGGGCGCAACTTCTTCAGTAGGAAGTTGGAAATCAGCATCCACTTTGTCATAGAGCTCAAGGAATGCTTGCTTGGTTTCATCGTCAAAGCGGTTCACACACACTTGGATTGCCTTTGCCTTGTCTTGGAAGATGCTGTAGGCACGGATGATATGAACCAGGCGACGGGTGCTGATGATTTCCTCAATACCACCGTCATAGAAAGTCTTACGGATGATATCACCCCAGTCCACCAGGCGCTTGCAGAAGTCTG